TCTCGGCTTTCTTTATCTAATTTTTTAGAGTACTCTACGATCTCTGGTACCGAGAGGCTCAGGATCTTACTGCGAAAAAATTTGATTGATCCATTGTAACTGGCATGTCAAATTCTTTTTCACATTCGTTACAGCTAACATGTTGTATAGGCAACTCAATGTTCTTTTTCATATCATTGATGTGTGCAGAAATCTTGTCAAACACATCTCTTGGTGAGTTGCGAATAAACTCTTGAATCTGTTCTTGATCAGTAACATCACCGTCAGGTGTTGAAATCATGGCCACACATCCTGCAATGATATCCACAGTGAGTTCTGTGAGTTTAACAAAGCTCTTGCCAAAGCGTTCAATTTTATCTTCATCACTCATTTGTTCATTGTTAATTACATTGAAGATGCGTTGATGTTCAAGAGTTTTTAAACTGGTTTGACTGAGTTCTTTATAAGTGTATGGGCGAACATGAATAGTCAACGGAGCAATATCCACTTCTGGTTTAAACTGCCAAGCGTTAATAGTGTCTAACCATTTGACCAAATCAATATCATATTCGTTGAGATGTTCGCAATGCGGGCAGTTGGCTTCAACACCCATGTTTTCACCGTAGGTAGCAATGCGAATAGCAATGAGACCAGCGTCAATGTCTAGACTGGGCATATGCCACGGATCTTGAATTGCTGGAATGCAACTTTTGATAACTTCAACAGTTGATTGCCCGCTGAGTAATGCATCAGGAGTTTTAAACATCAGTTCATCTTTGGCAGTCATAGCATAAACTGCATATTCGCCTGTAGTACTCTTGTCCAATGCGCCTGCAGGGTAGTATTCACCCTGTGAAGGTAACTTTACAAAAATCTTAGGCTGTCTGAACCATTGGCTTAATGGGTTATGCTTTTTTGCTTGATTGTTTTGTTCCACGGTTTTTATCTCCAATAAATACAATATCGTCACTGTATGGCATAGTATTTATATGCGCAGTTTTCTGGGAAAAAATTAAATGGCAGAAAAAGTAGAAATTGATATTCCGGGTATAGGCTTAATAGAAGCTAAAAATGCCGCCTCAGAAGCCACCTTGCTGGAAATACTCGATGTAATGAAAGGTACCCAGAAAGCCATACAGCAACAGGGTAAAGATACAAAAAAAGGCGGCGCAGGCTCCGGAGGAGCTGGTAAAGCGGATGCTGGTAATATGGCAGCATTTAACAAAGAACAGCAAGGTGCTACAAAAAGTTTCAGTGTTTTAGGAGCAGCGGCTAGAGGTGTCGGTATGGCATTTACCGGAGTAGGTAAAGCTGCTGGTATTGCTGTAGGCGGTTTTAATAGAATGGCCGGTGGCGCTGCTATGGCTGCTGGAGCAACAGTAACATTTGGACAAAAAGCTCTTGCTGCCGGTGAGTCAATGACTGACCTTATTGAGCGCATGGCCAATGTGGGAGACAGTACCACAGCCGCTGCAAATGCATTAAGAGTTATTCCCGGAGTTGGTGGTATATTAGGAAATGTGCTAGGAGCAGTTGCGGGGCAAATTGAAAAATCTGTAGCTGCTTATCAAACATCCGCAAGTGTAGGTGCAACATTTAATGGCAGTGTACAAGACATGAGTCGTGCAGCCAGCGGAGCAGGCATGACACTTGATCAGTTTGCAAACTTGATAAAGTCCAATGCAGAAAATTTAATTTACCTTGGTGGAACTACGGAGTCAGGAGCAAAAGCGTTTGCTGGCCTAGCTAAAGAACTCCAAGGCAGTGGCGCAGGTGCCGAATTACAGAGACTGGGATTTACCACAGAACAAATCAATAGTGGCATGGCTAGATACATTGGCATACTTGGCAAGACTGGTGCATTGAGTGGAATGTCCACTAGTCAAATTGCCGCAGCATCCGGCAGTTACCTAAAAGAATTAGACGGTCTGGCAAAAATTACTGGTCAAACTAGAGAAGAAAAACAAAAAGAACAAGATGCATTAATGAAAGATGCACAAGTTCGAGCAGCCATGGCGGGGATGGATGCTGAGTCACAAAAGCAAATGATGAATTACATCACTAGCTTTCCAAAAGAACAACAGGCAGCAATTAAAGATATGATTGCAACTGGTAATGTTACCAGCGAAGAAGCAATTAAATTACAAAGTATGTTGCCCGGAGTTGCTGAGCAGACCATGCAGTTTGGTCGAACCATGCAAGCCGGTGGAAAAATAAATGCTGAACAAATGAACTCGGCTAGAAACAATGCTATTCGAGAAGCCAAAGATAGTGTTATGCGAAATAAAGCCCGCGGTATGTACGACAAAGAAGCCGGCGAGGCCTATGTAGGAGCAGCTAACCTTGCTTCTATGGAGATTGATGGTTTAAGCAAGGCCATGGGGGAGCAAAGTAAAGCAACAGATAAGGCTAACCTAGCAGAAAATTTAACAAAAGCTAAACAACGATTAGCAGAATTTAGCAATAGTTTTCAGATGGCTCTAGCAAACAGTGGAATGTTAGATACCTTAATGAATGTATTTCAAACACTAGGTAATTTTGTTCTTAGTGTAATTGTACCTGTGTTTAAAGTATTTGCCGATGCGCTGAATACAGTTATCCCAATGGTTACTGCCTTCCTTATTCCTGCATTTAAGATGCTAGGCGAATTTGTCAATAACACAATTATGCCAGCATTCCAGGTTCTTGGAGCCTGGGTGAACGATGGTTTAATGCCAATTTTTACAAGTCTTTGGGGTACAGTAAGCACAGTGGTAACTTCACTAACATCTCTAGTCGGCGGAGTAATGGGTACAGTTAGTGTGGTTGAAGATATATTTGAACCAGCACTATATGCCATTAGTGATTTTATTGAAGACAATTTAACAGCGGCTCTAACAACACTTGCGATAGTAGCTATTCCTGCAGTTGTTGCTAAAATGGCAACTATGGCTATGAGCATGTTAGGAACAATTGCAAACTTTATTGCTCTAAACATGCCAATGATAGGATTTACCATTGCAGTTGGCTCAATGATATACTTGTTTAAAAAGTTTGGTGTAGACCTTGGAGTTGTAACTGATGCGCTTAAATGGGCAGGCAGTTGGATCAGTACTTTATTCTTAAAACTACAGTACGGGATATATTATTTGCTGAATAAGATTCCCGGTATGCGTGGAGACTTTGACAGCGATCTAAAATCTATCAGCGAGAAGATGACAGATAATGAAAAGGACCGTGCTAAGTTAGAAGAAGACATGGCCAAGCGTCGTCAAGATAATCTTAAGAAAGAAGAAGATAAAGAAAACAGCAGAGCAAATCGTGACGAAAAACGGGCCGAACGCAGAGATAAGCGTGAGAAAGATGCAATTAAGAATAAAGAAAATGCTGAACTTGGGGCAATTGATAGAAAAGAAGAAAGAGAAAAAACTGCGGCCGCTGAAGCTAAAGGTGTTACTGTAGATAAAAGTGATCCTATTCAAATGCTAAAAACATTTGCATCACAACAAAAGTCAGCATTTACACAAGAAGCCAAAGCACTTGACGATAAAGATAAAGCTCGCAGCGATCTTGCATTAGCTAGCCAAGAATATGCTAAAGCTGTTGAACAAAACGGTAAAGCCACAACCGATCTAGAACGCAAAGCTGCTGAAGAAAGAATGAAAGCTGCTGAAGAAAGATTAGGCAAAGCTAACAAAGCAAACGAAGCTGCTGATGAAGTTGTTAAAGCAGCAGCAGAAAGAATGAAAGCTGCTAAACAAGGTAAAGATCCTGGTGCGGTAGCAGCCGGCAAACCTAAAGAAGAAAAAACTGAAACAGCTAAAGCACCCGAAGCATCGGGTAAGCCAGCAGGATCATCTGGACCACAAGAAGGTGTTAAGACAGATGCGGCCATGGCCAAGTATCTGCAGACTATTGCACTAATTGAGTCTGGTGGAGATAAAAATGCCAAAGCCGGTACAAGTTCTGCTAGTGGCATGTTCCAATTTACCGAAGGCACTTGGAAACAAATGACCAAAGAAATGGGCAAAGACTATTCTAAGGAAGACCGCTTTGATCCCAAGAAGGCTGCTGAAGTTGCTGAATATTTCAGTAAGAAACAAAAAGCACAGATTGAAAAATCTACAGGTCGTGAAGCAGGCATGACAGACATGTATATGGCCCACTTCTTAGGTGCAGGCGGCGCAAGTAAATTTCTAAAAGCCAAAGACAAAGACCCAACACAGAGTGCAGCAGCACTAGATCCAGCAGCAGCCAAGGCTAACAAAAATATCTATTATAACAAAGAAGGCAAAGAGCGCAGCGTTCAAGAAGTCTATGACCTAATGGACAAGAAAGTTAAAGCACAATCTGAGCGAGTTGAAAAAGGCAAAGTCAATGCAGATGTTGCAGCCATTGGTGGTGGATCTTATAAACCTGGACAACCAGTGGCCGCAGTTGCAGAAGGCAAGCCAAAACCACAAGAAGGCAAAACTGAAACTAAACCTGATGATGCATCGAAAGCAAGGGCTAACGCTGCTGCAAATGATCCTCGTAGAACAGATAAACCAGTTGCAGAAAATAAACCTGCTGAGCCTAAAAAAGAAGAAAAGCCTGTTGCACAAGCAGAAACTAAAAAAGAAGAAAAGCCTGTTGCACAAGCACAAGGTGAAGTTAAGAAAGAAGAAGCTTCTGTTGGAACACTGCAAGGACTAATGAGAGACGGCATAATACCAACTACCATGGCATTCCAAGATTTAGTCAGCAAAGGAATTAAACCTTTCCAAGGCATGTTAAATGGAGTACAAGCAAAAACTCCTTTAAAAGAAGAAGTTAAGCCAGCACAAATTAAACCTGAAGACAGTCTCAAACCAGGTGAGGAGTTGGTTAAAGCAACCGCTGAAGCACAAGCCAAAATAGCACAAGCTAACGCAACTGCGGCAACAGCGCAGGCAAATTTAAAAACTAGTGATCTTCCTGAAGTTGCAAAAACAATGGCTGATGCACAGGCAAAGATAACACAAGAAAATAATAAAGCAAGAGGCATGTATGATAAAGATGCTGCTAGTGCTTATGTAGGTGCATCAGACCAAGCAAAGGCTGTACAGGCTTCTATGACTGAAGGTGCTAAATTTATGTTTGAAGGATTTGATACTTTTGCAACAGACCTATCAGGCGGCATGGTTAAAACTTTTGACTTTGTCGGAACCAATTTGTCATCTACTTTTTCTGATAAACTACGCGGAACTATGGATGACGGATTAGGATTGTTTACTACAGATCTAGCTGACAATTTTTCAGCGTTTGAAAGTTTAGATCTTCCAAGTATGGTATCAGGTCTAGATGATTACACCAAACAGATCTTTGCAGCCAGCGACGAAATTGCTAAAGGTGAAGCAGCTATTGCAGAACAAGAAGCTGCAATTGCTAGTGCATCAGCAAGTTTAGAAGATCCTTCAGTTACTAACAAAGACGAGATTGCTGCCGCTGTATCGGCAATGCAGGATAATATCAATTTACAGAAAGCAACAATTGGATTCAACAAAGATGTAATTGATAAAAACATCATGGCCCGTGCCGAAACTCCTTTAACCGAATTAGTAGCACAGGCCAATAAAGATGCTCAAGAAAAGATTAGATTGGCAGAAGAAGCTGCTGCTGAAAAAGAAAAACAAGCAACTAACACTATGATGGCTAGTGCCAGCCAAGAAGGTGCGCTATCCGGGTCATCTGACTTAAATACAGCACTAGCTGAATTAATTGCAATTAGCAGAAAGACAGCAGACTTAAACGAACGACAACTAAGTGTACAAAGCAGTCTAAGTGGCGACTTGTTTGCTTAAAAATGGAACTATAAATGAGCTGGAAAAAATATTTTACTCCTGTAGATCTTGAAAATAGAAAGTCTATGAGCCCTATGGGCAATGGCGGTCGCCCAGGTCCTGCACGAGCAAACTACAGTTCGTTCTTACCCGATGTCTATGCAGGTTCACCAAATCGTGTTGAGCGTTATATGCAATATGACACAATGGATATGGATTCGGAAGTTAATGCTGCCTTAGATATTTTAACGGAATTTTGCACACAGAAAGACAAAGAAAATGCAACTCCGTTCCATACATTCTTTCGCGGGCAACCAACAGCAACTGAAGTAAAGCTGATCAAAGAGAGTCTACAGAAGTGGACCAAACAGCAACAATTTGAAAATAGAATATTTAGAATTATTCGCAACACATTCAAATACGGTGACTGCTTTTTTGTTAGAGATCCAGAAACACAAAAATGGTTGTATGTTGATGCAGCCAAAGTCACAAAGATCATTGTTAACGAAAGTGAAGGTAAAATTCCTGAGCAGTATGTTATACGCGATATCAACTTTAACTTCAAGAACTTGGTAGCAGTAACACCACATGGAACTACAAATACAGCACCTAGCGGTACTAGTTCATATACCAGCGGTGGAAGTCAAGGCCGTGGCATGGTTGGTGGAGCATCGCAACCTCCAGGCACAAGATTTCATAATCAAACTAATGAAGTTACTATCGATGCAAAAAATGTTGTACATATTTCATTAAGCGAAGGCCTAGACAACAACTATCCATTTGGTAATAGTCTGCTAGAATCAGTATTCAAAGTTTACAAGCAGAAAGAATTGCTCGAAGATGCTATCATTATCTACCGTATACAACGAGCTCCTGAGCGTAGGATTTTTTATGTAGATGTTGGTAACATGCCAGCACACATGGCTATGGCATTCGTTGAAAGAGTTAAAAATGAAATTCATCAACGCAGAATTCCTAGCTCAACAGGTGGTGGTCAAAACATGGTTGATGCCAGTTATAACCCACTTAGCGTATCAGAAGATTACTTCTTTCCGCAGACAGCAGAAGGTCGTGGATCAAAAGTTGAAACACTACCCGGCGGTACTAATCTAGGTGAAATTACTGACCTGCGTTACTTTACCAACAAGCTATTCCGTGCCCTAAGAATACCAGCAGCTTACTTGCCTACAGGCATTGACGAAGCAGCCAACACTATTGCAGATGGTAAAGTAGGTACAGCTTACATTCAAGAACTTAGATTCAACGAATATTGCAAAAGATTACAAAGCAACATTGTAGAAACATTTGACCTAGAATTTAAACTTTGGTTACACAATCAAGGCATTAATATTGACAGCAGTTTATTTGAGTTGAAGTTTAATACTCCTCAGAACTTTGCCGCTTATCGTCAAGCAGAAATGGATACTGCCCGTGCTGCTACATTTGCCACACTGCAAGAACTGCCACACTTGAGCAAGCGTTTTGCACTCAAGCGTTTCTTAGGTCTTACAGAAGAAGAGATTAAAGAGAACGAACGCCTATGGAGAGAAGAGCAAGGTGACAATCTAGCTGCTCCGATGGATGCTCCTGGAGCTATGCGCTCAGTGGGTATTACTCCGGGCGGTATGGGTGCAGAAGCTCAAGAACCCGAAGCCGACCCAGCTATGGCTGCTGCCGCAGAAGCAGGGGCTGTGCCAGCAGAAGGCGAAGTTGCACCGGCAGACGCTCCAATAGCCTAAAGATATAAATACAGATATGCTTCTAAGAGAGTTCTTTTATTTTAACGACAATCAAAACGATTTTGCCAATGATCGTCGATATGATGCCTCTCGAGATAAATCTGTATTAGAAAAGGACGACACTCGTAAGATCAAACTTACACTTCGTCAAATTAACCAGCTAAGGCATCAAACTGAAGCGCATGAGTTTGAAACAGAGTCTGAGCGAGGTTTTATTAAACAGATGTATGGGGCAAAAGTTGAAGCAGAACAGCCAGCCGCATAATGTTGCCTTTGTACTAGGCAACGGAACAAGCAGAAAAAACCTAAACCTAAAAGAAATAAAAAATCGTGGAACTGTCTACGGGTGCAATGCCCTATACAGAGAGTTTGAACCTGATTACTTGATTGCAGTTGACACTAAAATGGTCAACGAAATCATTGCCGCAGGCTACCATAAAGATCATCAAGTTTGGACAAATCCCAACAAAGGCATTACCAGCAAGAGTAATGTAAACTTCTTTAGCCCGCACAAAGGATGGAGTAGTGGTCCCACTGCACTCTGGATGGCTTGTCAACAACCTTACTCGCAGATTTACATTTTTGGATTTGACTATCAAGGCGTAGAAGGCAAGTTTAATAATGTGTATGCAGACACTTTTAACTACAAAAAGAGCAATGATGCTGCAACATTCTTTGGCAACTGGTTAAGCCAAACTGAAAAAACTGTTAAAGAATTTAAGAATATCAACTTCTTTAGAGTAATGGAACCGGGGCAATTTGTTCCAGACAAGCTGCAAGGCATCCCTAATCTTCAGCATATCACCTACGACAACTTCGAACAAAAATTCAAGGGTAGTACTTATACTACCGAAAACCATCAAAAAACTAGCATTTAACACCATTTTGTAATCTTAGTGTTAAATAAAATACAGCCTAACAATCAAGGAGAATATGCTATGGCAGATAAAAATATTCTTGAGCAGATGCTTGGACATCTGGTCAATGACGACAAACAAAAAGCAGAGGAACTATTCCACGAGTATGTGGTAGCTAAATCTCGCGAAATCTATGAGCAACTAATCGAAGCTGAAATGGATGATGAAGAAAAAGAAGAAGAAGTTGACGAAGCTTCTGAAGAAGAAAAAGAAGAAGGTGAAGACGACCTAGACGAAAATTTTGAAGACATTGCCTACGAAGGCGATGACGAAGAAGACAAAATGTTTGGTGGCGACGCAACAGATGACCTATCTGGCGAAATGGGACCAGAAGAAGGTGACGAATTTGCTGATAAAGATCCAGAAGAATTGTTTCAAGATCTAGACAGCATCGTTGACGAACTACAAGCCAAGTTTGATGCAATGAATGGTGATGACGACATGGGCGACATGGGCGACATGGGCGATGAAGAAGAAATGAAAGACGGTTTTGATCTAGCAACTGTTCGTGAATATGTTGAGAAAGTTCCAGCAGGTCACGGTGCAGAAAAGAAAGGCCAAGGCGAAAAAGCTGACGGTTCTGCAACTGGTCTAAAGTTTCAAAAGAATGATATGGGCGGAACAAGTGCTAACATCCTAAGTGGTAAAGACGGCCAAGACGGCGGCTACCCAGGTGCAGGCAGCACAATCAAAGGTTCTAGCTTGTTAAAAGGTAAGCCACAGTTACAAGACGGTGGTAATGTAAATACTCCTGGTGCTAAGAATGGTAATGCATTCTCTACAAAAGAACCAGGACACGGTGCCGAGAAAGCCGGTTCTAAAGAATCTGCAGACAAGAGCGCCGCAGGTCTTTTCCGTGGTCGTAGATAATAGGACAACAAGGTGAAGCATACTCTTAGTGAACATTTGAGTTTCGACCAGGCCAAGATTGTGTTGGAGAGCGAGGATGTCGGCGGCAAGAAGTCGCTGCATCTAAACGGGATTTGCATTCAGGGTGATATCCGTAATGCAAATCAACGTATATATTCTTCGCAAGAGATTGGCAAGGCTGTCAAAACGCTTAACGAACAAATCTCTGGCGGATACTCCGTACTAGGAGAAGTTGATCACCCTCAGGATTTAAAAATCAATCTAGATCGTGTTAGTCACATGATTACCAAGATGTGGATGGATGGTCCTAACGGCTACGGAAAACTAAAAATACTCCCAACTCCAATGGGACAGTTAATTCAGTCCATGTTGGAAGCGGGAGTCAAGTTGGGAGTTTCAAGCAGAGGTTCTGGTGAAGTTGACGGATCTGGAAACGTACAAGGTTTTGAAATTATTACAGT